AAGACAGTATCCACGGTCCAAACCATAAACACCACCACTAGTACCGCAATCAATATATTGGATGCCAAGTTTGGCCAACCTTTCTGCCCTTTGTCTACTGTCTTTAAAATTGGAATTGCCATGATCAATAATAATGTCGCCTTCACGACAATATCGTAATAGGTCATTGATAGTGTCCTCTACTGTTTCTGCTGGTACAACCATCATAAAAACACCAGGACAATCAAATTTTTGACCGTCTTCATCATATACCGATTTTTGTGAATGAACTATTTGAACAAGGCTTTCCAGAGAAGTGGTGCATCCACTAATATAACCCTTCTCATATTGCTCTTCAGCTTTTGCATAGTTGTTTCTATACCCCCATACTTCGTGTCCGTTAGCAATCAAACGACGAGACATGCCCTCGCCCATTCTCCCTAATCCGATGATACCTACTTTCATTTTCCACCTCTATATCTTACTGGCCAAGTCGATTCTAGTGTAACAGTTAAAAGAAGAACGAAAAAAAGAACAAATGCTACTGTCATATTGTGCTACCCGGAACATAATGAATACCGTCAAGAATTTCATCCAACAATGCACCATATTCTCTGAACTTTCGATCACCGGCAATATAAGATCTTTGCCTTCTCCAAATTGCTTCGGCAAGCAATTTTCTCTCTTCTGTTGTAAATTGTTCTGTTCTGGTCATTTAATTAATTCCATTGCTTTATGTAGTTCTCTTGAATGTTCCAGTTCATCATTTAAAATCTCAAGGATTTTTTCATCTGGACCATTATCTGCAAGATATTTGGCATATGTTGTAGCAGCATGAATCTCTACTTCATAAGACAAGTGGTATGCAGACTTAGGAGCCACCCAGTAATAAACCACATTGATCCAATAATAGGCAAGTACAAGGTGTCTGGCGAAAAAGCGATCCACCCAATAAGAACTACCGCCCCTACTTTCCATGTATTCCAGATGTGATGTTTCATTTATACTTTGTTCGAAGTGTTGAAGCATGAGGTCTATATGTTCGGGTCCTCTAAGACCCATACTCTCACGAAAGTGTAATACACTTAAAAATGCAAAATAAGGTGCCCGAGCAATTTCCTCAAGCACCCAAAAGCGTTGATAATCTCTACCACGATAAAGATAATCAATAATAGAAATTGTAACCCACAATGTAAAAGAGTTTAGTTTTTTCATTACTCCCCGTCTTCTCTTTTTCTGATGAGATAACCAAGTAAAATTCCACTTAACCAAGAAACATAAAGATATAGAACACTTTCAGTAAGTTTGAAAAACTCACTCCATTCCATAGTCTTCATCCTCATATAAAGGACAAGGTTCTTCAAATAAAACTTCAATTCTCATTTGATTTGCCTTCTCGATGAGTTCTTGGAAAAACTCTTCTTTACATTCCTCTCCCATTAGTTTATCGTAATTTTTAACCATGGTAGTAGCGGATCAATTACTCCAATAAGTCGAAGCAGACCCTCAGCAAAAAGTGCAAGAACAACCCACCCAACACACATACTGATAATTGAAGCATTACGATTATGTCGGCGTATTGCAGCATCTATCATCTCCTGACACTCTTCTTTAGTGACATAATGTTCTGATCTAATTTCAGTCATTCGGTGCGCCATAAGAAGGAGGTTGACCCATTACCTTATCTATAGGGTCTGGACCTCCAGATAATATAGCACATGCTCTTTTGTAGAAGAAGTTGTCAGTATTTCCTGATGCTTCAAACGTTTCCTTAATCTTCACCCAATTATTATAGGTGTGTTCGTCCATGTTCGTGCCTCTAAACTACACACTAGCTATAATAATTAATACCTAGGTTTTGTCAAGTATGTTAGGATTTCCTAAAAGTGTTTAAGGAAATATAAAGAAACGGAAAGGGTGGGATTCGAACCCACGGTGCTACTAACACGGCAGTTTTCAAGACTGCTACCTTAAACCACTCGGTCACCTTTCCAAACGGAGGATGTTGGATTTGAACCAACGGATACACCTAAAATGTATCGGGGGATTAGCAATCCCCTGCATTAAACCTAACTCTGCCAATCCTCCTATCGGACTTCAAAGTTTAATTTACGAACTTTACGTTGTCGTCTTTGTTCTTGCCACTCAATATCTTGATGTGACAAAACTCCTCCCTTATTTTGAGATTGATAAGAGTTTAGCATAATAACTTCAGATAAGTCAACTGCTGAGACTCTATCACCACGAATAGTTGCCATGTTAGGGCATCCACAAGAAACCGTTTTACTTGGGTGCCCTTCCAATTCCTTTCCACAAGAACGGCACCTAATCTTTATGTTATCCATTTTTTTATAACTAAGTTTTAACTTCTTCAGTTGTGTTTTATTTATCTAAAATCTGGTCCACCATACCACCCAACAATCGTCGTTCTTTCACCAGACTTTAAAGGTCTAACTCGATGTAATGTAGTAGAAGGAAATATTACACAGTCACCCATATCCAATTTTAGAGTATCCATCTCTTTACGACCATCCAAAATTAATTGAAGTTCTCCACCTTCATAATCTTCTTTATGACTAAGACACAGAACTAATGAGACTTTTCTAAATCCTACATTATTTTCAGGAGCAGAAATATCAGAGTGCCATTTATATCCAGTACCCTTTCCGTCATAATGCAAAAATTGAACTTCACCATGCCAACCAACTAAATCATAATTAAACAATTCCCCATTGACTTCTCTGACATAATAATCCAAAAGACCATTAATCCAATGTTGCCGAGGAATATCGCCACTTATACAATTTCTAATGTTAGGATTCAAATTTCCTGGTTGTGTAGAATCGCTATCAATATCAATATTACCAGTCATAACGGTAGCTGGACCCATTGAAACATTTTCACTAACGTATTTGAAAATATTTTCAACTATAGTTCCACCTAATCCAGTATTAAAATAAGCATAATCAGGATAATTTTTCATTTTTTACTTACTTATATCTCAATTAATGGGCAATATCGGATTCGAACCAATGACTTACTCGGTGTAAACGAGGCACTCTACCGCTGAGTTAATCGCCCTTATGCTTACATTCTAACATATACTCTACAGTATTGGCAACATCTTCCATGGCATCTCTCAGGAATGGCTGTTGCCCAGAATGTTGTTCCGTTTTGGTAATACCGTTTTTCCACTCTTCAACAAGTGTCCAACGCCACTGTTCCATGCTTTTTGAATACCAAAGATTGATCTTCATGGCAATAAAGATTCTGTATTATATATCACTCAAATATGGGCATAACTTGATACCCATATCTACGACGCATCTCTTTCATCTGTTCAGGACTATTTCCATATAATCCCATGTTCATATAAACACAATCAAGATAACGAAGTTCCTCACGAGTTGCATCAAATGTAAAATGATCACAATAAACAAGAATCTCTTGTGGTACTTCTACTTTCTGATAATCAATATCAATATAAAAGGGTGCCATTAGTAATCAAAGTTATTAATAATAGATTTACATTTTTCTAAATTTTTTTTACAGTAATTAGAAACATAACTATGGACATCAATATCCATAGTCTTATGTGCATGAGTATGAACTGTTTGAATCAAAATTAAAAACCCCACCAATACAAGATTGAAATGTGTGACTGGTGACAGTAAAATTCTTTTCATAAAAAAGGGGTGCTACGCACCCCTAGTGTAACATCTAGATGTCAGTGAGTCAATCAGAAGGAATACTTCAGACCAGCCTTGGTGCCGTAGCTACGGTCAACGCCAGCAACACCGCTACCAACGAAGGAGACTTCGCCGTAAGCAGAGAGGGAGTCGGTCAGACCAGCAGACAGACCTGCCTTACCAGAAGGAACGGTGTCAACGTCGCCACCATCAGGAGAGACGACAGTAGCACCGCCTTGAACATACCAAGCAGCGGACTCACCCAGAGCACCTTCGTAACCAACGTGGAGGTCGGTATTCGTGCCAGTGTAGTTAGAACCAGTGAAACCAGAGTTAGCCTCGACATTAACATATGGACCTGCAAGGGCAGCGGTCGCCAGGAATGGAGCAGCAG